TGTTTCTGTTATTGCAGAAACAAACGCTATACCCGCTGTTACAACATCTGTGCCCGTTGCCGTTTCGCTTACTGTTGGATTAAGCGTTAAAGTAGAATCTACCGCATCAGTAGCGGTGGCTAACTCACCTTCTCCACCCCACGAATTACTACCCCAACTGTTTTGCCCCCAAGCCGTGCCCGCTATTACCGCATCATAAACTTCACCGCCTACTGTTGCATCTGTGCCCGTAGCAGTCTCAGTAATTACCACGCCTACAGCTATGACCGAAGAAACCGCGTCTGTTACTGTGCTTGCCTCTGTTACCGTTGTAGCATACAACGGCCCCGCTTCGATAGCGTCTGTCCCTGTTGACGTTTCCGTTATATCTGAGGTAAATATTTTGCCTGCCGCAATTACATCCGACCCAGTAGCTGTTTCGCTGACAGAAACTCCAACACCGTTTGACCCAGTTATAACGTCTGTTCCTGTAGATAATTCTAAAACAGATGTTACATAAGTGGGTACAGAACTAATCGCATCCGTACCTATAGCTGTCTCGCTGACAGAAACTACAACACCGTTTGACCCCGTTATAGCGTCTGTTCCCGTTGCACTTTCAGTAACCGAGGAACTTAATGTAAGTAATGAATCAACGGCATCCGATCCTGTGGCCGTTTCACCAACTGAAGCATCAACACTGAGTGCCGATGTAACCGCGTCTGTGCCAGTAGAGGTTTCGTCTACGGAGCTAGTGAAGGCGGTAAAACCACCCCACCCTTGTTCGCCCCATAAGCCGTCACCCCACCCAGCCATATTATGCCGCCAAGCTAAATGTGTAAGTCACAGACAAAGTATCGCTGTTTACCACAGAACGGTCACCGGGTGAGCCAAAGTCAGCGGCAGAGAACAATGTTCCCGTTGTGCCACCCTTAGTATCGTTGCTCGTCAAGAACGCGCCGCCAACAGTTGTTGTGCCGTTAATGTTAAACACCGCGGGAGAAGCTGTATTAGTTACCACGGATGGATTAGCGGTTGTAGCTGTTACAAAAGTAGCAGCTACGCGGGTTCCGTTGCTGTAAGCAGTAACTTCTGTCCAACCAGCATGGGAAGCCATGGTATCACCCGCCGCAGGTGTATTAGAAGCCGCAGCACCATACAGACCAAGATACCAAGTGGTAATCTGGCTCACTGAAGTCAAAGCACTGCCCGCCATGTAAGCTAGACCCGCGTTAACCACCAAGTTTTTAGACTTGGCAGACCACTTCAAGTTACCATCTTTGTCATGGCATTTAATCTCAAATACGCCGGTTGCTTTCGCGTCCTCACCGGCTTTGGTATTACAAGTAAGGCCACTAGAAACTACGTCAGTGGCTTTGGTTTTTTCAATAGTCATGATGACTCCTTAGTTAGAACTACGAATAAGAGCCGCCGTAGCGGTATTTGCTGGCATGGTGATTGTAAATGTACCAGCGGATGTCTTGTCAGAACCGAAGTCCAACACAGCAACTGATTTATTACCTTGTGTCTCGTTATAGATTAAAGCGCACCGTGCGGTGATTACCCCAGTCCACGAGATGTTTGGGAAGCCTACAAAAGCTGTGTATCCAGACGTGCCGATTGTGATGGGAGTCAACTGTGCGCCCCCGGCCACATACGTACCTGTGTTAGGTACTTCATTGGTTGAACTGTACACAGTTGTGTCTTCGTTAAGATTAGCATTAGCCGTGTACAAGGCAATCTTAATAACGTCAGTCGTCAGGTCATGGATACCTTGGTACAACTGCGCCTTAAAACTTGTGGTCTGGGTTTGAACAATAGCCATCAGGTCACCGCCTGTCTATACTGACCAGAACGGTAAGCGTCCTGACGCTCCATGCCATCGCCCAAACGTTTAGCCAATGCAAGTGCTTCTTGGTATTTGCCGTTGTAAAGCGCCATCATGTCGGCCTCACCTTTCATGTAGGTGTAAGCCTCAACCAACGAGCCGTACAACAGCACCGTGTCAAAGTTATCACCAAGCCATGAAGTGAAGGGTGCCACAGAAATGCTTGGCGGATAGAAGAAATAGTGCAACTCAGCCCCGTATGCGGCGTCCGGTGTGGGGCCAAGGATAAAAGTTAGCTCTGCCGGATTATCTGAACGTGGGCCAAACAGTGCGTAGTACCTAGGAATCCCTGTGTCCGTGGGTTGGGGGTACGCCTGCCGAATAAAGTTAACGTCTTTGTTTAACAAATACTCGTACTCGCCGTTGGCCTTTATGATTGCCAAAGAATACACCGCTAAAAAATCCGTGGGGCACTGCAGGTACTTGTTGTTTGTCGTGGTTGCGCCTGTCACATTTTGGCGAAGCGACGGAAACTGCACCGAGTTAAATATACGCTGCTCAGCTTGCGTAACGAACACGGGAATATTAGCCACGAAATCTGCTTCCGTGTTCTCCGTGTACGCTTGAATAGCAGCGCTGAGTGCGGCGTAATTCATGCCATCGGGCCTCTGGCTGTAATGCCTTTGGTAGCCGCTCCGTTACCACGGGTGACGATGCCGGATGTCTTAGTTGGGTTTTCACCGTTGTTAATGACACCAACGCTCATTTTCATGGTGTTAAGGCTACTAATGCTAGAGTCCTTGCCGGGGTTAGTCGACATTACTAGAGCCTTACCATTCATTTTGTGTGGTGCAGCATAAGTAGCGGCGTCGCCAACTTCTTTACCCATCATCTTTTTGCTAAATTTAGCCATGATTAACCTCGTTTCTGGTTGGCAATTTTTGCCAAATTACGTCCCATAGACAACATGTCCGCATCAGTTTTGCCGCCCTTACCACCCTTACCGCCTTTTTGAATGGCTGATGTGGGGCCACTATCGCCTAGATTTTTTCCTTCGGTCTTGCCCTTTTTAGCAATTCCGTCTGCTGCTTTTTTAAATCCCATTTTAAGCTCCTTAAGATACCGTTACTGTACCAACAAATGTCGTTGCCACCAAGTAGTTTGGCGTCAAAGCGACATCAAAATTACTAGCCCCGCCAACCGGGTTCCAGCCCCATTGAATATCCCGTGAACCACTGGTCGGATTACCCGCAGTATTCGCGCCCGCTGTAACGTACGTTGAATCATTACGAGGATTACGCACAGCCTGCGGGTCATCGACTGGATACATACCTAACTGCAACTGCGGCTGGTCGGGATCCCAACACTGAGGGCACACAAGCAGGTTATATATCTTGGTCTTCTGAATCTCTTTTTTAAGCGCCGTCAATTTGTACTGGAAGCCACACCTATCGCACATGGCGATACTGTTCTTCGCAGAAGCAAACCGATTACCCATTAGGTGCCTCCGCCAATAAACTGCTGTCGGGGCACAAAGCGAATAGCCGCTTTCTCTCGGTCTTCAGTCGCGGCCAATTCCCAAGCATCGTCATACTGTTGTTTTAGTACGGGTAAGCGCTCAGCGCCACCGGCAACCTTCAACGCCAAATAATACGCAAGGCCAGCGGCCAAGCAGGGGATAAATCTAAACGGCACGTCCATCACATTTACACCACCACCTGCGTCTTGCGTGCGGCGTAAGCGCCAGTAAACAAACGTGTACTGCTGTGACCCATCAGGAGTTGGCCAAACTGTTATAGCTGGAACCTGCGCCCAGTACACAGCAACTGCAGCGGTATGACCTACAGCAATTGTTTCTTGCTGACCACGGGAGCAGTTAAACAGCGTGCCAGACTTGGCGTTTGTGTTCTGTGTGATGTAGCTGTAATTGATGATCTCGTCATCAATCTTAATGAAACCAGTTGCTGGTAAGCCTGTCACATCGTTCAACACAATTGTTGTGCTGGTGGCCGTAATCGTTGTTGTAAGCGTTGCAGCAATAGGGGAGTTCTGGCCGTTATACCGTTGAATCCAGACTTGGATTGGTCTGGCTTGCTGAATCTTGTTGGGGATCGTAGCGTACGTAGAAACACTAATACGTGTGATTGTTAAGTCAGCCTGTGTATTAGCTGCGTTGGGCTGCGTACGAATAACGTGCTCAATCAGATC